AAAAATTGGATACCATGACAGGTAGTCCACATGATATCCTGATTTCACAGTATCCTTGTCTTGCTCCCCCATACGAGTTGCTGACAATTTTGCCCACAGGACAGCTTCATCTTGGCCCCGAATAGAGATGTCTGTCTCAAGCTGTATGTTTCTTCTGTTCATGTTCGAGTTCTTCCTGATCCAAATCTGCGATATACAGAGTGATTGCGGATCGCATCAAGTCAGCAACACTGATTTGGATACCGTAACGCTGTGTCTGTATGTGTGAATGTTTTGCCAACCTATCCCAATCTTCAATCGGTAGTGTCAGATTGTATGTCTTGGCTGGAACCAGTAGTTTGTTTGGTCTTGGCATCTTCTTCTAACCACTCCTCTAGGTCTAACTGTTGGGGTTCTTTCTTTTTATTAGGAATAACCCTTGTCCTATATTTATTAGACATAAGGTCTTTAGCTATATGATTTCTTTTCCTCATAGGATCCCCCTTAGGGTTGTTGTTCGTTATATGTGACAGATTTTGTCAACCCCGTCAACCCAAAAAAAGATGCTTGACGGATTTTTTTGTTTCCTGTATAGCTATCACCATGAAAAGTCCAAACTGGTTGAAATCCTATGTAGAATCGCTTGTCATCCAGCCGGGTGGTCGGTATCGATCCGATTGTCCGGTGTGTGGCAGATCCAACACATTCAGCGTCACGGATGGTGGCTTGGAACGGATGTGGTATTGTTTCCATGCAGACTGTCATGTATCAGGCCGCACTGGTCTTACCTTGACACGAGACAAGGCACGAACCGCGTTTGCCAGCAAAGTTGCTGAACGGATCCAACAGCCAGTAGGCGATTTTGAAATACCAAACACATTCGTAAGTTTGTCTCGCAACCTAGATGCCGAATCGTATGTGCGCCGTGTCGGAGCATACGATGCTTATTTGTCTGGTTTAGCTGACATTCGCTACGATGTCAAACGCAACCGGGTCGCATACCTGATTAAGGACGGACGCAAGATTGTGGACGCTGCTGGCAGGTCGTTGGCCAATGTAAAACCGAAATGGTATCGATATGGGAATAGTGGACAACTTTTTGTATGCGGACTACAGCCCAGAGCATTTGTTGTCGAAGATTGTGCTTCTGCTTGTAGTGTTAGCAGTGTTGTCACGGGCCTAGCCCTGTTGGGAACCAGCCTCGTTGACAGCTACATTAGAACGATTACAAACTACGAAAAAGTTTATGTTGCCCTTGACAAGGATGCGACATCTACGGCACTAGACATTGTAAAACGCTTGAACGGAAAGGTGGCAACCAAGCTGGTTGTCCTGCCAAAAGACCTGAAGGACATGGGAAAGGACGAACGGGATGACTTCATCAGATCCAAACTTACTTGACAGGCAGATACTTGGCTTCTGTCTCAAGGCCGACTTCTTCGGTCGTGTCAAGAACATCATTGACAGAACCATGTTTGAACGGGAGATGCGTGACATATTTGACACGCTGTCCTATTCACACACAAAGTATGGCAAGGACTTGACCCTGCCGGAGTTGGCCGCGCTGTTCAATGATCGTAATCCTGCCATGCCCGAATCATCCCGGCGTGGCGTGATGGAAGTTATCGATATTTTAGAACCGGGCAACCCAGACAACGATGAGTTGCACCTAGATATCGTGAACAACTTCTGGCTACGAGACCGTGCGCGGCAGATAGGTGAGAAGGCTATTGAAATCTTTACGGGAGAAAGTGAGGAGTTTGGCGAGTTACGCCGCCTCATCGAAGTCGTTGAAGATGGTAGGATTTCTGACAAAACTACATACTCAAAGGTTGAATTAGACCTTGATGAACTACTGGACGAAGAGGCTGGAGAAGTGGATTTTCCTTTTAATTTTAGTCACATTTCAGAAGAAGTTTCGGGCTTGAACCGGGGCAACTTAGGTATCTTGTTTGCACGGCCAGAGGTAGGTAAAACAACCTTTTGTTGTTTCCTTGCTGCGTCCTACATCAAGCAAGGTTTCAAGGTAACATACTGGGCAAACGAAGAACCAGCCCCGAAGATTAAGCTGCGTATCATCCAGTCATACTTTGCCATGACAAAGGACGAGATGAAACGGGACAGGTCTACACTTTTGCAACGATACAGGGACGAGATTGAACCGCTGCTTACCATCATGGATTCGGTTGGAACCAGTGTGGAAGAGGTGGACGAGTATGCCAAGCTGAACAGTCCGGATGTTATGTTCTGTGACCAGCTTGACAAGTTTCGTGTTTCCGGTGATTATAACCGGGGTGACGAACGCCTCAAGGAAACCTATGTGGTTGCCCGGGAGATTGCCAAGCGTAACAAGCTGCTTCTCTGGGCTGTCAGTCAGGCAAGCTACGAGGCACATGACCGTCAGTGGATTGACTACTCTATGCTGGACAATTCACGGACAGGTAAGGCCGGGGAAGCCGACATCATTATTGGTGTGGGCAAGACCGGATCTAGTGAGATTGAGAATACTGTGCGTCACATCTGCATATCCAAGAACAAGATAAACGGGTGGCACGGTATGATTAACACGCAGATAGATATAGCGAAAGGGATTTACTACTGATGATGACACAGGCAGATGTATCTAATCTAGGGTATGTTGGAAGACAGCCAAACAGGAAGCGTAACAGTGATAGCTGGTTCACACCCGAATCATACCTATCTAGCGTCAAGACTGTGCTGGGCGAAATCACTTTGGATCCGTTTTCTGACAAACACGCAAATGAAATCGTAGGGGCAACCTATTACTTTGATGAAGACACAAATGGCTTAGACCAAGACTGGGATGTCGCAAATCCATGTAAGGTATTTATGAACCCGCCCTATTCCGCTGGCATGATGAAGCAATGTTGCGATAAGTTTGTAGACGCATGGGATAAGGAACAATTTGAAGCAGGTATTGTCCTTGTGAATAATGCAACGGAGACCAAGTGGTTTCACAAGCTACTAAGCAAGGCTTCCGCAATATGTTTTACGGATCACAGAATAAGTTTCTGGAATGTCGATGGGAAAGTTGTGAGCAACAACACCCGGGGTCAAGCCTTTTTCTATTTTGGAAATCGTGCCGATGTGTTTAATAAAGTTTTCAAGACACACGGCTATTGTCAGGAATTGACCAGCAACTATAATACTGGGAGACAGATATGAGTCACGATGGTAACGAACGCCTGTTGCAGGGCTTATACGAAAGCTGCATGGAGTTTCTGCGTAGACAGTATCCCTGCCTGACAGAGGACGAGTTGGAAGAGATTTCAGCAAAGATAGCCCGCGCACGATTTAGGGAATACGAGTGATGAGGATACTTACCTTTGATGTGGAAACCACACATCGTAAGAAAGACAGTGGGGGATCAACAGCATCCCCCTTCTTTGGTAATCGTCTTGTCTCGATTGGCTACAAGTGGTGGGGCGGCTATACGACAAATTACCTTTGCTTCTACCATCAGGACAAGGAACCCGACAAGGATGCCTTCAATATCTTTCAGGATGCCTTGAAGCTGGCTGATGTTGTCATTGGACATAACATCAAGTTTGATATAACATGGGTTCGTTCGTGTGGATTTAAGTATGACGGAGATATCTATGATACAATGGTTGCGGAATATATTCTGGCGAAAGCAAGACGCTGGCCTCTCAGCCTTGCTGCTCTTGCAGGGAAGTATGGTGGAGTGCAAAAAGAGAAAGACCTCGTTCAGCCGTATCTGGATGAGGGGAAGACCTTCTATGAGATCCCGTGGGAGATAGTAGAGGAATACGGAAAAGCAGATGTGATGGCAACGGAGAACATAGCTGTCGCACAACTAAAAGCCTTTGGCACTACATTCGAGGAACTATATAATGAAAATAAGTTTGATTCCTACTCTCCGATTATCGCTGGAGATGACAGACACGCTGGCCCGTATTGAGGCCGCTGGTATCAAGATTAATATGGACACCCTGAATCAAGTCCAGCAGGAATACGAAACAGAGTTGCACGAATTGGAGCAACGCCTTGAGGAGTTAGCCCGGGAAGCTATGGGAGACACTCCTGTCAATCTATCTAGTCCGGATGATCGCAGTGCGTTGATTTACTCGCGCCGCGTCAAGGACAAGAAGCTGTGGTCAAGCACCTTCAACTTGGGACACGAGATGCGTGGGTCAACCATGAAGCCGAAGATGCGCCGCCGCATGAAGGCAAACGAATTTAAGAACACTGTCCGCAGCCAGACAGAGATTGTGCAGAAGACACGGATGTCCCGCTGCACAGACTGTGACGGGGTAGGACACTACTTCCCCCTGAAGAAGGACGGGACACCCGGCAAGGCTAGGCGTATCTGTCGTCCCTGCAACGGAGCAGGGGTAATCTACACGCCAACTGGTCAGGTTGCTGGGTTCAAGCTAATTCCTCGCGGCCCGATGGATGTTGCTGCTGCTGGTTTCAAAGCAGACAAGACAACCCTAGAGGATCGCATGGATGCAATGCAGGGATCAGGCCGGGAGTTTGCCAAAGCCTACACCCGATACAATGCCCTGCGAACTTATCTAAGCACTTTTGTAGAAGGAATGAAAAACAATGTTGATGAGAATGGTTTCATCCATCCGGAGTTCATGCAGTGTGTTACGGCAACGGGTCGCCTTTCGTCTCGCAATCCTAACTTTCAGAATATGCCGCGTGGAAATACCTTCGCTATACGGAAGGTGGTCGAGAGCCGCTTCGAGGGTGGCCAGATACTTGAGGGGGATTACTCTCAGCTAGAGTTTCGTGTCGCTGGCTTCCTTGCCAAAGATCCGCAAGCCTATCACGATGTTGAAGCTGGGACGGATGTTCACAGCTATACAGCCAGCATCATCGGCTGCACCCGGCAAGAAGCAAAGGCACACACCTTCAAGCCCCTGTATGGTGGCGTAACAGGAACACCAGAACAGCAACGCTACTACCGTGCCTTCAAGGAAAAGTATGCACAAGTTAGCGAGTGGCACGAGGAACTACAGAAGGAAGCTGTCGCTACCAAAGAGATTGCTCTACCTTCTGGCAGACGCTATGCCTTCCCCGATGCCAAGTGGACGGAGTGGGGAACGGCAACCAACCGGACTGCAATCTGTAACTATCCTGTGCAGGGATTTGCCACCGCTGACCTGTTGCCGATGGCCCTTGTTCGGTTGAGCAACACCTTCAGGGAAAATAATTTACAGTCCGTAATTTGCAACACGGTTCACGATTCAATCGTAATCGATGTCCACCCGGACGAAAAAGATATCTGTATCAAGCTGATGCGAGAAGCAATGCTCTCCCTGCCTGAACAGACAGAAGAACGCTACGGCGTATTCTACGACATGCCTGTTGAAATAGAATTAAAAATAGGTAATAATTGGCTTGACCTTTCTGTCGTAGAATAGTAAGATGGTCTTACGCAACCCCTAATCGTATAGGAGATATACAGAAGATGATTGGGACAGAACTTACAAATATCGATAATGAAATGGACAACTTGGTATCAGCGTTCAACAACGATGATGCCGAAACCCTGATGAAGATGACAGGGCAATCAGAGGGAACCAAGAAGACTGGCTTGCCTCGCTTGAACATCAACTACCAAGACGAATCAGAGGATGGTCAATCCCTGCCTCGTGGTTCTTGGAAGATTATGGTTGATGGTGAGTTTCTTTACTCCAAGCAGCCGCAGCTTCGTCCTATTCTCCGCACCTACGAGTGGAGCCTGTGGGATCAAGAAGAAGGCACATTTGCTGCTAAGTCAGTTCAGAAGCCTAGCTTGTCAGGTTCGTTTCCTGACAGTGTTGGCGGGGACAAGTGTGGTCGTCTTTCAAAAGAACAGGAAGAGACACTGGGTGAGGATCATCCGGATGTTCTACGGTCACGGTCAGCTATCTGTAATCAGGTAGTCTATGGCATCATCTCTGGTGTCTTTACCAAAGCAGATGGCACAGAGGTTTCGATTGACCGTCAGCCTGTTGTCGCCTACTTCAAGAAGTCTGGCTTCATGCCTATCAGCAACTTCATCAACAGCCTTACCAAGCAGAAGAAAGTCATGCAGCGTTGCGTGATTGACTTGGGAACAGACCGCAAGAAGATGGGAAGCGTAACCTACTGGGTTCCTGTTCCTACCTTGAACAGTGAGGTTGATGTCACCGATGAGGACAAGGAACTGATGACCATGTTCGTTGAGTCCGTCAAGGTGCATAATGAAAGTGTGATGACACAGCATCGTGAAGCTGTAAAGCTGATCATGTCCGATGAGGACAGCGACTTGGCTGCGGACTTTGAAGATGCTTCTGCAGCTTAATCTTCAGGACTACCTGAACAAAGCAACCCGGGGGGAGTTGGATCTTCCCCCGGTCTCTTTGGAGCAATTCACAGCAGACTGTGAGGAAGCAGTTTCCCGGCAACTACGCAGGGAGAACAAGCCATACCGTCTGCGTATGTCCGGCTTGGGTCGGCCCTTGTGTCAACAGCTTGTTGAACGAAGCGGTGTCCGGGAAGAGATGGACTACAACGGTGTGCTGCGATTCCTGTTTGGGGATATTGTGGAAGCCCTAATGATGTTGCTCCTGCGTGAGGTAGGGGCTAAGATTGTTAGCTTTCAGGAATCTGTTGAACTGGAGATTGCCGGGCAACAAATCCGGGGAACCCTAGACTTAATCCTTGAGGATGAGTTGGGCCAGAAGAAGGTGTGGGACATCAAGTCCGCAAGTGAATGGGCCTTCAACTACAAATATTCTGGTGGATATGATAAACTCAAAGAGGATGACCCCTTTGGCTACCTGATGCAGGGTTACCTATACTCAGAGGCCACAGGATTGCCATTTGGGGGCTGGATAGTGATAAACAAGTCCAGTGGGCAGGTTTTGATCGTGGAAGCCCCAGATTGGCAGGAAGAGGACAAGAAAGCATACCTGAAGGATGCTGAACGGCGGGTGCGTATCCTAACTGACCCTGACTCGAAGGTAGTCAAATTAAACACAGAGTTTGAAACCTATCGTGTCAATGGTATTCTTGATAGGACGGGCAATAAGACATTGGCTAAACAGTGCAGCATGTGCGGCTATCGTTCTCACTGCTGGCCCAATGCGGTGTTGCATGACAAGGTAACATCCAAAGCCAAGAACCCACCACAGGTTTGGTATTCACTCCTGAAGAATAAAGCCCTGTGATATGCCAGTCCTATACACCAAAGAATATGATCTGTCTCTCGTTGACTTGAACGAAGACCTGCTGATGGTCTATGTGGAATCCCACAATCGGACAGGCGGCGGGAGACGGATCGTATTTCTCCGGCAACACGAACGGGGCATCCCCGTAACTTTACGCGAGAACTATTCTGACAGCGGTATCATCACCCCGGCAACAGAGGTGCGTGACCTAGAGGCTGTTGAATCTTGCTTTCAGATGATCGGTAACCACCTTGCAAACGGAAGAACTGTATGCGTTCCGATTTACCCCCTAACAGAAGAAACTATAGCAATCGAAAAACAATCCCCGAAAGTGGCCGCGTATCTCAAAAAACGGATGGCCAGCTACAACATGAAATACCATTTGGGAAATACTACAAGATGAAACGCTTTGCGGGATACAGGTCACAGTTTGAATTGAACTTGGCACGGACACTGGTAAAGAACAAGATTGAGTTTGAATACGAGAAAGCCAAGATAACTTACCAGCCAAAAGTCCGGGTCTACACTCCCGATTTCTATATCCCAGCAACGAACATCTACATAGAAGCAAAAGGCCACCTAGATAAAGACGACAGGGTTAAGATGCGTCTGGTCAAGGAACAACACCCGGACTTGGATATCCGTTTTGTTTTCCTGCGGGCATCTAATCGTCTTTACAAAGGTAGCAAGACCACCTATGCTGCGTGGTGTGAACGATACGGATTTGAGTGGGCAGAAGGGACAATACCGTCCGAATGGCTGAAGAAAGCGAAAACAAAATGACAGACAATGATAACGAAGACATCGATAAGCAGATTGAGATGGCAACGCTTCTCCCTGACAGATGGTATGTGATATTTCAGAACAACAAGCACGATGACAATGTTACTATGTCTGCCTACGATACAACAAGCGGACCTCAAGAGGATGGCTACTACGATTCCGGAACTGTGATCCAGAACGGCATCATCGAATTGTTGGAAAATGATTTTGAACGGATAGTCGAGGCTGGTATGGCCCGTCTGTCATTCAAGCAACTCGAAGAGGAGATAATCTCCGAAGTCAACGAGGAACTTGGTATCTCTATTGACGAACGCGGTGATAACATAATCAAGGTGGATTTCGGAGCAAAGCAATGAACGAGTATCAGAAAGCATGTTTGACTACTGCCGTATATCCCAAGATGCACAGCGTGACCTACCCTGCTCTGGGTTTGGCTGGTGAGGCAGGAGAGGTTGCCGACAAGATAAAGAAGATGCTGCGTGACAAGATTGATTCCCCGGAGTATCGGGAACAAGTCATGCTTGAGTTGGGAGATGTGCTGTGGTATGCTGCAGTTCTGGCAAGCGACTTGGGGTATGACCTCGAGACAGTCGCTAATCGCAACCTAGAGAAGTTGCAGGGTCGCCAGAAACGCGGAACACTACATGGCACAGGAGACAACAGATAATGGATGCCCAGCTAAGTCACGA